AAGCAGTGTTCCCGCCATAAATAACACGATTCATTATGTCGGGGTGATTAATTAGTGCATCAAATACACGCTGTCCCAATCCAAGTTTATTAGGTTTTCTTCCTGTAGACTTCTTCATCGCAGTAATGCAATCGGATATAAACTTGATAGGATTTGAATTATCATTGTCAAACGATACAAAATCAGTAGAACCTGAGCTTACCGATACACCGCCAGTTAAATCAGCACCCCATACACCTTTTTTAAAGTATTTTTGTGCAAATACCTTGTTTTGATGAATAAATATCTGTTCAGCAATAACCCTCGCTTTGTTTTGACGTAATTGCATTATTCCTTTAGCTCCCATACGTGCTACATCTGATTGGATAATATCATCATAACCCAAAATAATTTGTTCAGGCACACACTTATAATCGTCAGTTTCGTAACCGATAACGGTAGGATCTACTTTACCTAAAATAGGCTTAGGGCTTACATTATCTCTTAACAAATCTGCTTTTGAAAATTGATAATATGACGCTCTTGAAAGTTGCACAGGCACTTCTGGGAAGAAAGACGTTGCTCCGCCACTCTTGCCCTGAAAATACGCTGTACTGATACTTGTAAGTGGAACATTAATAGGTGTTTTACCCTTTCTTATTCTATCAAAAACTTCTGTACCCATTATTTAGCCTCCTTTTTGTAGTAGTCAACTCTTTTGACTGTTCCCATTGCATTTGCATTACAATCATTCATTGCTATTGCACACACAAAATCACCCGCCTCAGCGGCAACTAATGTACCGTCCGAACCGGGTGTTAATTCTGTTCCGGCTGTTACTGTGGCACTTATAGCCGCAATACCAACAGCAAATATTTGATATGTAACATTATCGCCCTTCGAAACGTCTGCCTCATTGTCAATAGTAACAATACCGATAGGCATTTCCCCTTTGGTGTTACAAAATTCCAATAAACCGTCACTGTTCAACTTAACGGCTTTACCGGCGACGTTTTCCATATCGTTAGCTACAATACCCACACGAGTAGCTGATGTATTAATTCCGTTTGTAATATATTGCTTTGCCATTAATATCAACCTCCAATCTCATTATCATAGTCTTCCATAAGTTCGGGGTGTGTTTCCCACGTTTTTGCCATAGCCTCTGTGTCACTCATTGTTGGATTTGATTTCTTAATCTCATCGGCAATAGCACGAGCTTTGGCAATGGCAGTAGAACCGGATACATCAGAATGACCGCTCTTGCCGATTTCGGTGAATGCGCCCGACTTCTCTACCGCCTCAACCGCCATATCCAACACACCAATCATGTCTTGATATGCTGTACCGCCTGCGGCTTTCAAGCTTTTTAGTGTAGGTACGAGTTCTTCAGACTTTTTGCCTATAACTTCATACTTTTTTGCAATAGCAGTAAGTTCTCTTTCTTCTGACTCGTCACGAGCTTTTCTTAAACTTTTAAGTTCGGCCGCAACTGCCGGATGAAGTCCCTTATAAATATCTTCCGGATCATGATTTATCGGTTCATCCTTAATCTTCTTAACGTCCTTGTCGCCTTTATTGTCATCTTTGCCATTGTCATCATCTTCAGGCTTTGTTATACCAGCCTTATTGACGATAGCCTCCAACTGCTTCTTTTCTTCATCAGTTAGCTTATCCTTATCAATATCTTCAATTTTCATATCATTATCAGCTCCTTCATTATTACTTTTTAATATACCGAGTGTTTCTGCCTTTAATGCTTTTACAATCGTGGCTGTTTGTGGTTCTTCTGAACCTGTTGCAACATAGTCACTTACACTGCCACCGCTCCATTTTTCTGTTGAAAGTGTAGCGGCACCGTAAAATTCTTCAAGACTTTTATCCATTGCAGATTTTTTATCTGTAACGTTATCATCTCTAAGAATTGAAATAAGACTACTACTTAGCGATTCCGTATATTGCCATATTTGCCTAACTACATCGTCCAATTTAATATCCTTTAATTTATCAGCAAAGCTTTCAGCCTCACCGCTCTTTCTTATAGGAGTTTTAGACTTATACATTGTAACAAATGCGTCAGGATTGGCACCCTCCGGCACTAAATCAACCTTTGTAATATTCAAATTTTTCAACTTATTCGGCATTACTCTCTACCTCCTCTCTGATAGCCTCACCCTCAATACTGAACATTGAGTATGTACCATCTTTGACTTTTTCCCACACGCTTTCATCCGTCACATGAAAACCTATCCACCAACCGTCAGCTAATGCATCTTCAGGCAGACCTAATGCTTTGAGTTTTTCTTTGGTGAACACCATGCTTTCAATCATTGTGGCTACACCGCCACGTTCATGAAGTTCGCCACCGTCACCGTAAAACTCAACATAGTGATAAACCGCTTTTTCAAGTTCGTCAATATCAATAATATCTTCCTGCCAATCGGTGATTTTTTCGCCGTCGGCACGAGCAGATACATTCGCCCATCCAAATACCAGGTGTTGTTCTTCATATGATTTCTGTACATTAAAACGTGCCTTTACTACCTTTTCAGGTTCATCCCTTGCCTTGTGAATGATGTAATCATTAAAGCTTTTCAATTTAATCAACCTCCTAAATTTCAGTATAAAAAAACACGTTGATTTACAACCAACGTGTTAATTTATAAATTTCATTTTTAAACATTATTCAATTTCAATTTCATCCGCTATATCACTTAATGAACGTCCATCAAAAATGGTATCATTCATTAAATCATCTATATCCGAATATATCTTCACAATGTCATTATAACCCACTTCAAATTTAGTCCTACTCCATGGATTGATACAACAAGTCTTATTGTCATATTCGAATACCACATCTTGTACAAGCGATAATATTAAATTTTTTATTTCTTCTGAATTTAATTTCATAAAATATCACCATTGACCTTTCTTTCCGAATCCGTTATGTCTCGAGTTCTTCGTTCTTCCAAAGTTCCGTCTTTCCACTTGTATGTATGAATATGTTCTCCGTTTTTACCATATGGATGTTGTTTTGGATTGCCGTGATCCGTAGGATGAATTTGTTTTACCATATATCCGTCTTTGTCATATATTGTACGTTCTATATGTCCATCCGATTTTTCTAAATCTAACACTGCATATGGCTTTAATTGTCTGGGAACAGAGCCACCTTTTCTATGGTTGGTTGCTATAAATGTTCCATCAGTCGAATATTTATAGCAACTTCGTTCAGACTTTGTAGCTCTATATGCAGCCTTTAATTTGTCCCATTCCTCTTTATTATTATACTTTAATTTTTGAAAATCTTCAAGAGTTTCAGGAACATTTTCAGTCCCAAGCTGTTTTTTATATTCTGCATATTGCGATTTATCGGCATAATAATTAACACATGCTTTCTTTTCCGCCTCGCTCATACTGTCCCATTTGTTTGGAACACTCGGTATTTTATTATTGTCACCTGTGAAAAATTCTTCGCCACAACAACAATTTGTATGTACCGGCGGTGCCATTATCTCAGGACCGTTATATTTAATATCGGACGGTACATTATATGGTTTATCAAATGGTACTGCCTGTCCGTTCAATGCAACGCAAATCGGGCAAACATTGTCATTGTTTGATGTTACCCAACGTCTATATACATTCTGCATATATCTATGTTCTATCGCCCATTGTATGTACGCTCTGGTTGCCTGATTATGTGCTGTAACAATTTCAGTTCGTGCTATATCTTTTGCCCGTTTGGTCCGTTGTTTGTCTGCCATCCGTCTTGCCGCCTTTGCAGCTCTGCTGTTAATTTCATAATCAGTTAATTTAGGATTATTCTCACGCAGAGTATTCCTCATATTTTCATAATAGCGGGTATTCTGATTAAGCTGTCGCTCTGTTAATCCTACCGTATCTTTTATTCTACGGGCGGCAAAATACGGTGTATCACCTTGTTGTAATGCAGTATTTATAATGCTTTTAACATTTTCTCTCTGTGTATCATTGATATTTGCAATAAGATTACCCGCTCTTTCATCACACCATTTGGTGTAAAATGCAGAATAATCAAACTAACTATCTTCATTATTTTCGTTATCATCATCTGATATTTCGGTATTGATACTTATCAAGTCTTTATTATCTTCATATGCGGTTTCAAATCTTTCTTCGCCAACATGCTCTAAGGTTGGTGTCAATGTTTCATTTTCAAAATCACGCAGATTGGAATCAAACGGTGCATGTACATCTTCTACGCTCTCATTACCGCTCATGACTTCATCTGCTGTTTCTTCATCTATGTTATAGTCATCCCATAAAAATAATAATGCCAATGTTATCGGAGTTTCGTATTTATTCAACATATTACGAATACGTTGTAGCGCATTTTCACCTTTTTTACTTCTATCGGGTTTGCGTATTTTTTCAAATATTCTCCTTGCTTTTCTGAATGTAAACATATATTATTCCTCTTTGAATTCACTCTTTTCGGGTGCCGTCCCTCCATTACCTGAGTAATCTGCACGTTCAGGCAGCTTTGCGGCATCACGAAGATAATCTTCAAGCTGTTCATCAGGTGATATAAATCCTGCACTTGAAACTTTTTGTATAAAGTCACCAAGCTCACCGATATTTCTATTTTCAATTTCGCCATGAATTATCGTTGGATAATCAGTAATATCTTTAAATGCCTCACCATTCATATCTATTAAATCGGGAATAGCTTTATTGTTAAACACTTCTGCTATCATATCAAGATACGCACCGATTGCCACTGAAAACATCTGCGACTTGTCACTGCCGAGATTATATGTTCCTGTACTCTGATGTCCAAGCAATATGAAATCTGCAAGTACCGTCATTGCAATTCGTGTATCATATCGTTCAATAATAGCATTTGTATCAAAATTACGCTTGCCACCGCTCGTGAGTAGCTCTAACTTCCACCCTTCAGGTTTTACAACTCCCTCCAATGAATCGCGACGTATACTTTTAACATATCGTTCCGCTTCACGTCTTGCACTGACCATGTTTTTATCATCATTATCCCATATATCAACACCTTCAGGCGCGGTCATTACAGGTAAACCTGCCAAATCACGTTCAATTCCTATACCCTCAATTTCTTGTATTCGCTTTTTAAAGTACCAAGAGCGGTACGAATTACGCAATATACTGCGTCCTTCGGGGTTTCCTTTACTGCTTTTCGTACGGAATAGCAATAATTTATTTGCAGGAATTGTGATTAAATCAAACTTCGGCGGTGGCATTTGCGTTAATCCCAACAGATTATCATTATCATCATATTCCCATCTGTACAAAGTTTCCTGTGAACGTATCGGTAACTTCTGCCACCCTATTCGACCGTCATTATATTTACTGTTCAGACGAATATCTTTTTTACGTCCCATTCGACGCTTATATACAATTTCGTGAGCACTCCATCCGTATGTCAACATAGACAATATTTCTGATATTGTGTCAATCCACGTTTCAGTCATATCATTCATACATTGCCACACAAAATCAGCCGCTTCCTCATCCGCTGGAGTATTGCCGCCTGGTTGAGTGTCCCATGAACAACCTCGTATTAGCATATCAACCGCAAATAAAATAGCTCCAACTACATCATCATTGTCAGCCATTTCACGATATGTTTCTATACCCTTTTTTCCTTGCAGTTCCGGTAAGAATTCCTCGTAAAAAATTCCGCCTGTACGCTTTTGACCTGCACGACCAAATTCTTTCATGTAACCCATATTTCAGTCACCTCATCATCCATTCGCTTTCTTTTTTCAGACCGTCACTGATATTTGGCATACTGCCTGTGTATTTCTTTATCTTTCCAAGATATACCGATAATGCGGCGGCATCTCCTCTGTCGGGTGATTTTAATCCTCGTTTTTTCATTTCGTCTTTGCCCTCAATCTCAATCTTTCCGTTTGAAGCTATTCTATATTTTCGTGTTGAAAGCTGTGCTACTGTATCAGCGTCATCTTCCAATTCAATTTCTTTATGTTCGATTAATTCTTTCAGGCACGCCCACATATGTGTTGTAAGGTCATTATAATACTCTGCCGCCTCTTTACCTGCCTTTGTATCAGTTTCAATTTTTTCAGCAGCATTAATAGGAACAACGGCTAATCTATATAGCTGTTGTTCCTTTTTGACTTCTTTTAATCTATCCGTCACGCCGCCGCCTAAGCCCGTATCATCAATGTTGACATATATTTTCCCTCTGTATTCGGGAAATTCATTGATTGTTTTTTTATATATTCTTATAACGTCACCAGCAGTCGCCATCAAATCTTGACCTTTACGCTCGGCCATGATTTTTAATCTTCCTTGCGCATTACGATATATAATAGTTTCGTCATTTCCGAAACGAGCTATATCTACACCTAATATAATATTGGGTAATTTATTGTTGTCGGGAAGTTCATACAACTTACTGCTGCACTGTTCAATTATAGAGAGCGGTATAAATACATCATCTTCTTGTGTCGGGAATTCACCATATACACGAACACGAACAACATTGCTGTCCTTGCCGTATTTCTTTTTCAGGTTTTCTATATTTTTTTTATTTACCCTCGCCACATTCTCGGAATTGACCGTATGACATTTATATAATGCTCTGTCTACCGTGTGGCTGTCATAAAACACGCCAGAAGTCTTTGTCGGATTTCCTAACATCAATAACTTGTTATTTTCACCTGACAATGTACCAAGTATAGCTTCCATAATGGTGTCCGCAACACCTGAAGCCTCGTCTACTATGAACAACATATTATCTTCGTGAAAACCTTGCATATTTTCGGGTTTTGTTGCCGTTTTCGCCACCGCAAACCACCGCTTATCGTGACCTTTCATATAAACATATGTCTTGGTCCATTTCAATATTTTTTTCAGCACAGGGCTTTTTTCTTGCCATTTTGCAACTTCGGACCACAATACATCATTCAGTTGTTGTTTAGTCGGAGCCGTTGCAACTATTCTCGGGTATGAAAAGCAACTCAAAAACCACAATAGGATTATTGCCGTTATTGCTGTCTTTCCCACACCCTGCCCCGATTTTACGGTAATACGATTATCGGTAACTATATCGCAAAACACATCATCTTGCCATTTGTCCGGTATGAATTTGAACATTTCCCATGCAAACAATTTTATGTTTTTCCTGTAAAGAGGAATACGCTTTTGAAATATCTCAAGCGTTTTAGTCATCATCCTCACACCCCTCTACTGCTTTTATCCAATCATCTATTAATTCACTGTCACCGTCCGTTGCCTTTCCTGCTCGAATTTTAGCCAATGATTCAAGTGTTTTGATTTTCAACTTTTGCACCCGAGTTAATTCGGATTCTATTATTTGCATTTGTTCTATTGCGTCAACCTTTGTTTGTTGTGCCGTAACCGTTTGATGTTGTTTGCTACTGACACATTTTCCGAATGCGTTACTTTCTTTAGTCAACACCCGTATATCTTCTTTCAAAATCATTCCGTCAGGCGAATTTTTCAACAATTCATTATATCGTGCCAATAATGCCATATAGCGACGCTCTCTCAAAGTAGCTAATTTCAATGTTTCAATTAACATAAATTCTTCGTCTGTCGGCATATCTGCCATCATTGCACGTTCCTCATCACTGATATTCTTCCAATATTCACTGGCATAGGTTGCATTCTTTAACGCATTGTTATTACCTATCTGACCGCCTCTATGACGTGTTTCTGTTTTATCCGAACGTTCGCTTTTATTATCCGAACGCTCGTTTTGTTTTTTTTTAGAATTTCCGTCCCAATGGTATGTACTTTTCCATCTTCGGACAGTGCCCGGCGGCACGTCAAGTTTTCTTGCTATATCCACGAGTTTCATACCATCATGATACATAGCCTCCGCTTTCGCTGCTTTTTCATTAGGCACTCGTGCCACCTTAGACACCTCCCTATAATTCGTTCCTTAATTTTTGCATTTTCTTCGTCTTGTGAAGAAATAAAAAAACGGCGTATCTAATGCCGCCAAAATTAATTTAATTAAGTATTGAGCAAATATCATAAGTATTATATTATCAACTACGCCATAAAAAGCTATAGTTATAAAAATAACTGTATCTATAAGTTGACTGCTCATTGTACTTGCATTGTTTCTTAACCATTTATACTTTCCGTTCGTCTTATTCTTTAACCAATGAAATGAAATAACATCCATTGTCTGACTTACTGCAAATGCTCCGAGGCTTGCGAACGTCATTCTTGTTCCTTGATTTAATACTGCTGTCAAACACTCTTGCAAATGAGTTGTTTGCGATAATGTCGGTATTTTCAATGATAAATACCCTAATATCAAAAAGCCGATTTGAACAATTATACCTACTTTAACACAATCGTTCGCCTCTTTCTTTCCCCATATTTCACCGATAATATCAGTCGTCAAAAAAGTGAGCGGATATGTTACTATCGCACCCGCAACGGTTAATCCTAAGACGCTTATAAGCTTACCGCCAAATAAGTTTGATGTTATAAGCCCCAAGCAAAATATTCCTGTTAATAGTGTTAAGTTAAATGTATTCTTTTTCATAATCAATTCACTCCATCCATATATTTTTGAAATTTTGTCCACTCTATCATATTATGAGCTACCAACTTCGGCAAATCTACTTTATGCCCTTTTTTCTCTAACTGCCGAGTTTTCATATAGCCGTTTTTGAAAAAGTGTATTTGTTGCCCTCTTGTGGCCGACACTACCCAGCTTGCACTGTCTACACTGTAAAACTTATAATTTTTCAGTTCTCGTGTTTTCGTGAAGCCTAAGCCATGTACCTTTACACCACGATAATACGCATATTCAACTAATTGCCGTATTAATTCATATTCCTGTTTTTTCACATGGAATACTAATCCGCCTATCGCTATATACGAGTATTTTTTGCACATCCATTTCCAATAATCAACGCCCCTGCCCTTATGCCATACAGGAATACATTGATAACCTATTGCGTTCTCCATCTTATGTCGCCAAAACTCTACTCGGTCAAGACCAAAAATATTATCAACATCTATTTCAAAATAATGTTTAATATTGTGACTGATTATGAATTTTATATATTTATCAATATAACTATCCATTTGCGCCAATGTCACCTGAGCACCGTTCATATATGAAAACGCTCCGCTATC